GATAGCAGAAAGATTTCTTGTGCTTGTTGCTGAAATTGCGTGGGTAAGAAATGTATTTTTCGCCATTCGCCGCTATAAGTTTCAATCCCGTAAGTTTGATTGCATTGTTGAGAATGACAGAAGCAACTGCAACGCAGCCACCCTTACCGTTCTCGATGGGCAAAATATTACAGGAAGTAATCTCTAAGTTTTTCATAAGTCACCTTTTAGATAAAAAAATTTTCAATTTCAATTTAATAAAGTTTTTCAGTTTTGGCAATTGGTTTATTTAGAAAAACTTTCTGCGTATGTTTTGACTGCTGCGACTGCTTGCTTGAAACTTACAGGGTTAACGAGCCCGCCGTCTAATGAAATACGCAAAATCTGTCTGAAGATTTCCTTGATTTCTGGCTGCTTCTCTGCTTCCATAACCTCACGCATTTTGCCGATAACTAGCATCGGGTCAACAGTCGTCTGACAAGTATCAACATTGTTTTCGTCAACGAAGTTGCGAGCCCAGTCTTCAAGATAGAAGCAAAGCTTGAGCAAATCTTCCTTAGGCGTGCCCTTGTCCTTATAACGCATTGCGTACTTCCAGGCGTTAGCAAGGTCACACATCAAGTAACGAGTGATAGTGATTGCTTCAATTCCGCTCGGGTGCTTGTTATAATGAGCAGGGTGATTGACTCTGTCAGTTAAAGTTTGTTTCTGTGTTTCAGTTTCTGTTTGCTTTTCCATTATAATTCATCCTCTTGCTTAAAGTAAGCGTCAATGATTTTTTCTTCTAAATTTTTCTGTTTTTCTTTTTGTTCCATCTCTTTGTTATGACGAACGATTCGTTTGTTTTCTTCCAAGATTTTCTTTGTCGTTTCATCTCGGAGTTTCAACGCCTGAATGATTCGGTACGGGAGATAGCAAAGTGTTGCATAACCGAAAAGAATTGCTGCCCACTTAAGAATGAACAGAAGAACGGCCTTAGCAACAGGAGCGACGGCCGCACCAAAGCAGCCGCCAGCCATAATGATTAGCGTGTATAGAATGACAAGTCCAACCGATATGAGAATTGGCTTTTTCATTAAACTACCGTTTCATCCTCGTCCAAAACCATGATTGCTTCTTCAGAGTTGTCTACCAAGAAAAGTTCTTCCATTTCACCAGTCTTCGGATTCTTGTGGTTTCCGATTGACTTGCATGAACCGTAGTTGATAAGAACTCTGTCGCCAACCTTTACTTCATTTGGAACAGTAAGGTTGTATGAACGAAGGTAATGTCCAGGACCAATTGCGACAATTTCATACATTGTGTATGCAACAACCATTCCAGGAAGAATGAGTCCGCCTGCGGTCTTTGTGGTAAGGTTCTTGACAATCATCTTGTCATCAAGTACTCTTAGATTAGTAGCCATCGTTTGCTTTCTCCTGTGCTGAGATAAACTTTGTTTCTTCGCCATCTTCCAAGATGTACTGAATTTCTTCCTCAGGAACGATGAAGTACTTCATCTTCTTGCCGCCTTTAGTGATAATGACTTCAGGCGCGATCTGAGTATTTACCATCACGCGGTCACCTGGCTTAACGCTCATAGGACAGCGTTCACCAGTAGCTGGGCAGAAACGGCCAGGACCAACCGCAACTACCTTAAAGCAGACAGTTCCTTCTTTCTTTTCCGGAATGAAAATACCGCCTGAGGTTTTCTCAGGTTCGTTGTTTTCCAACAGGACTTTATTTTGAGTAAGTTTCATTTTTCCTCACAACTTAATTAAAAAATCTTCTTTCTTGAACTCACCAAGCAGATTGACATTTTCGCCGGGATAACCAACTGGGTTATTCAGATAGAGAATCCCATCCTTCTCGAAACGAAGTTTGGCATGTGTATGTCCGAAGTGCCAGATTGTACCTTTCGGCAACTTATTTATTATTTCAGAACAGTCCCAATAAAAATATCCAGTCTTCAAGTTATTCTTGAATTTTTCAGGAACTGGAACTCCAAGTGGAGCAAAATGAGTAACCACGACTCGTGGGTCGCATGCTTCATTATCAAGTGGCTTAATCAATCTCTTTTTCTCATCTTCAACGATCTCGAGCGGATTATCTGACCACCAATTTTTCCAAGCTTTACCATCGGGACCTTTTCTCCAACTTTCAATGAAGTAATCGTTGGTTGAGCCAAGGAGGCGACCGTATGACCAGTCGGAGGATCCCATAGCTCCAACGAATTTAAGTCCATTGACACCAACTATTTCGTTTCCGTCTAACTTAAAGAATTTTGTCTTACATTCGTGAGTTGATGTAGTGAGTCTTTTGAAATTCCCAAGCCAATGTTCAATAGCGTCTAGCTTATCGCTCACTGACTTGTGTTCGGACTTATAGACTCCGATGTCGTGATTACCATAAACGTAAAAGACGTACTTGTATCTTCCGCGGCAAGCTGCTAGAAAATCAATGAAAAATAAACTGCTATCAGCGATGTCGCCTGCAATACAGAGTACGTCTGCCGGAAGAAAATATTCGTCCATCCATCTGTGAATTGCAGCAGAAGATTTGGCGCCAGCCTTTAATTGAGGAAGGTGCCTATCTATGTGCAAGTCATTGATGAAATAGACGAACATGAATTATCTTTCCCAAACTACCTTTTCTTGGCCTTTGCCGAGAACTTCTACAATCTTCTGAACGAAGTGAGCCTTACGGTAAGACTCCATAAGTTCTTGAGTGTAGCAGACAGTAGTGAACGGTTCGCCATACGGAGATCCGTTTTCATCGCAGTGATACTTTGTGATCTTCCACATTAGCAAGCTCCTTTGTAGAATGAACGCTGGACAGCCTTCGGATCAAGTCCACGAGGCTTAAGAACATCGTCGTAAACAGCAAGTGCGGTTTCCCAAACTGCGTCCTTTACGAGATGGTTTCTGAAGAACTGCTCGACTGCCATTGCGATACGTCCTTCAGCGTAAGAAATCGGAATAAGCTGATTTTCAGAAACTTGGCAACGAATTGCATTCTTGCTTCCAGTAACCTGACCATTCTTACGGTTGAGACGAGAGGTTTCAACCCAACGTCTGTTGCCGCTGTCAATGGCAGAATCAGTAAGCATAAGATAGCATCTGCCTGTTTTCTTGTCAAGTGCGTATGAACCTTTAGTAAGTGTACCCATCATTTACTCCTTTGTTGAGGGTTTTACAGTATCAATATAAAAAATTTTTAACAAAATGCAAACCGGCGGTTTTTATTTCTCCGTCGGCTTAGTTGAGTATGTCCTCTTGGTGTTATCCACAAATTCTACATTGTCATCATCACCAAAGAACGGATTGCCGTTAGTGTTAAGTCTGTCAGTTTCCCAGTTGTTCAAGACACGGACGATTTCAGAAACGATGTACTCCGCAGTCTTTACTGGAACATTTTGACCAGTCTGATGCGACTTTTCACAGGTCTCGCCGTAAATGTGATAGTCGGTCGGCATACCCATACAGTAAAGAATTTCACCGACTGTCAAAAGACGATCTTTGTAAGGATGCAACTTGGAAGTAGTGACCTTGTGCATGATTGACGGAATGTTCTTCTTGTCATCAATTACTGCAGTAGTCGTGTCAAAGATCCATGAGCCAACCTTGTGCTTGTCGTCTGCGTGATTGATTGAACGAATCATTGATGCACGGTGCTTTTCCTGAGTTTCAGGATCTTCGCCTTTCCACTGATAGGTTTCACAGAACTTGATGTACTGTTCCTTTTCGCCACATTCAATGATATGAGCAAATCCTGTTCTTTCCTTCAAGAGCTCACGGTAGTCTTCAGGGTGGGCCTGCTTGAAGTAGTCCAAGATATTCTGATTGCACCAAGACAAAGGCATTTCTTCATTCTGTTCATAATTAGGCATTTCGTTGAAGAAGTCCTTGACGGAAATTTCATCACGAACGAAATTGACGATAGGCGGCATCTGCTTGCCTTCGCCTTCCCACTTCCAGCAAATTACGAATGTTCTTGGACGACGCTGAGCATTGTGATGCAAGCATGTATCTGTCTTGAAGTAAGTGACTGAATAGCCTGCTGCTTCAGCAGTCTTATCAATGAACTCACGGATTGGAGCGCCCTTAGCGCCTGCAAACAAGGCCGGAGCATTTTCAAAGATGTAAGCCTTTGGCTTGATGTGTTCAAGAACAAACTTTGTGATCCACTGCATGTTGCAGTTTCTTAGTTCACGCGTCTCATCGTTCTTTGTCGTTGTGGCATTGGACAATCCAGAACAGACTGGCAATGCGCATACAAGGTCTGTATTGCTTAAATCAATGGTATCAGTAGTGCTGAAATCATTCTTGATTAGTTCTGGGTGCCAAGGATCTTCTTCCTTAGTGAAGTCAGCAAACGGGTGACGGTTGATAGTAAGATAAGGCGGCAACTTGTTGTGCTTCTTCATATACATGAGATAATGATACTCATTCATAGCACTCTTAACAGTTCCGTCTGGGTTTTCAGTGTGGCCGCAGAAACCTGGGAATGAAAGAACCCAGTCAGGCGCAGAACCGATAGCCTTTTCACTTCCTATCGCAAAGCCACCCGTTAGCGGCTGAATAAAACCCCACTTAATTTTCTTTTGCATATCTGTCTCCAAATGTCAATTCTTGTTCTACGAGCTTAGCATTCTTATATTCATTTGTCATTTCAGTGACCTTAAGATTATACTGCTCTGCAATAGAATTTATTTCGTCAAGAGTCTTAAACTGAATCTCCTCAACAAGTTCTTGAGGAATGTCTCGTGTGCTCTTATTCTTGATTGTGATCTTTACACTCATATTATTTACCTCTAATTAAATTTAACAACTTTTTACGATTTTTGAAACATCACAAAAATTTTCTTATGTAAAAAGAAAAAGAAAATCTCCATAAAGGAGATTTTCTGTTGAAATATGTCCTGAAAAATCAGCCACCTGCTCGATAGGAGAGGGTCTTCCAATCTTCCAATCCGCCATAACGGTACTTATAGACCTGGTCGAAAAGTCTGAAGTTAAGTTCACGTCCACGGACTCTTGGGTGGTTCAAGAACTCTTCTGATGAAATCCACTCAAATACTTCTTGCTTGATTGCTTCATCAGTAATGTCACGAGAGCCATTCTTGCCACGGCCCTTCAATGCAGCATAGATCTTGATGTGAGGAAGCACAGTCTTAATACGAGAAATAACTCCCTGAGCGCTCAAAGTCACATCAATAGTAGTGCATCGAGAAAGGATAGCACGGTCTTTCTTGTAGATTGCCTGCTTTGAAAGGTTAGAGATGAAAATCACTGCGCCTTCAAAGATGAAGTACGAAGGAGTACCTTCTTTACCACCATGCGAGCTAGAATATTCAGCAAGGCGTGCTTCAATTTCCTTATGGTCTTCAAGGCCAAAAGTATCAACGACGTCAGAGCCTTTCGTCATCCATGAAATTTCTCGTGGGTCACCGGAGTCAAGGGCGCCTTTCAAAATGTTCATACCATCAGCAGAGTCAAAGATCGAGTCGCAGTCGTCAAATACGCAGATCTTATCGTAATGGTTGTAAAGGAAGCGGTACATTGCGGAAGGAGTACAGTGACCTTTCATAATCACGTAGTCTTCGCCTTTCTTACCATACTGTCTAAGAACGTCGCCAACAGTGAATGACTTACCAACACCGCCCTGTCCAGTAATCATCAATGCAGTCAAAAGACCTTGACCAATCAACTTACAGTACTGTTCAAGTTCGTGGAAGACAATCGCTGGGTCAGCATATTCAGTGTCATCTAGAATTGCTTGAGCTTTCTTTACTGCCTTTGACGGAGTAACGGTTTCAGCCTGTCCTTTAAGCACCTTTACCTTTCCAGAAGCAGAAGTCTTTGGTTCAGATTCGCCTGTGTACTTTGCGATAAGCTTACGAATATGTCCAGGAGGATATCCTACTACAGTCTTGATTTCATCAATAGACTTACCTTCATCGTACATTGCCTTCACAAGGTCAACGCGAGTGTTATAGACTTGTCCGTTATACTCGACTGCTTCATTCATAGATTCTGATACTGGTTCTTCAAAGTCATCGCCTTCATCAGAAGCAGGAGTTACTCCGCCGTTCTTAATGATTTCAGCAATTTCTGGAAGAAGACGGGCAAATGAAGACTGACCCGGAGCAATCTTACCAGTGAAGATTTCCATAGTCGGAGCCATTTCAGTTGCGTAGTCATTCCAGTAGTTGATTGAATGGAATACATTTCCTTCCCAGTTTACACGCAAAGCAGCATGATTAGTGGTGGAAATGTACAAAAATCCAAAGTATGATCCGCTACTGTTTGCGTATTCCTGACCGTCAATTTCCTTAAAAGTCGCACCCAATGTGCGAGAAAGATACTTGACGATGCTTTCAGTAGCGCGGAAAATGTCCTGGCTTCCAACAGAAGCTTCAGTCATCAATTCCTTCAATTCCTTAAATGTTTTATGCGCCATCGTAAATCCTCTTACTTATTTTTGTAGAACTCTTCCCACTTGTCTTTCAACTGGTCTATTTCAGTCCCACTTAAATTATTTATATAAGTCTTGGCTTCGCGCTTTCCGATCTCGTATTCTTTTGAAATAGCCCAGATTAAGAACTCTTCGTCCTTTTCTGCCTTTTCTTTCTTATACGCCTTATAGTTAAACCAGAATTTTCGGCCAGTCGGAATTGAATTTGTCAGAATGAAATAATGCTGTTCGTTAGTCAATGCCTTCATAGTTGACATCTTTTCAACGATTGGCACAAGAAAATCAACTGACGAAACAAAACGATTTATCATAAACTGACTATAAGCGTCTTTATACCCGTCATCAAGTTCTGCCCACGGTGTTCTTTTTGTCTGAATCATATCAAGAACATCAAACAGTCCAATCTTCTTTTCAACTTCTTCAGTTGCGGGCGCAGTTACAGAAGCTGATGTACTTTTCTTTGTAGATGTTTTTCGCGGCATAAATTTCTTCCTTTTTTAGTTCAAAATAATAATTTCTGAGGTCACTGGCAATATATGTCAAAATATTTCCCAATGACTCTAGGTTGTCATCAAGGCTCATTAAGACATTTGCATTGTCCAAAATCCATTTCGTCTTTCCAGTAAATGAATGACGGCAGCAGTAAATGTGTCCAATCTCTGTATTGATGATAAACTGCCTTGACGGATAAAGAATACTGACCACAGGCCGATTCTGTACTTTTGCGATACAGATTCCGTTCTGTTCGTCGCCCATCATTGACCACTCAACTTCCGGAAATCTGTTCGTCAAAAATTCATATTCATTTTCTAGACACATCCTTGGCCTCCGGTTCATGGAATTTAGTTAGGCGCGAGATAGGCCAAGCGTCTATTCGTGCATTCCATTTCTCGAAGCAGACTTTTCTGTAGTCGTTAAAGTTCTTAGGCGGAATGCCTTCAGAATCATGCTTTACGACGACAGGCACAGTAGTCACTTTGTAACCACGCTGCAACGCCTGAAGGCAAATGTCAACATCATAGAAATGATAGCCTTTGAGATTTTCGTCAAATCTTAAGCCTTCTTGCAAGAGCTTCTTGTTTATCCACATTATGCAGCCGTCAACTGTTGCAAGATAGTCATGCGTTCCACGGTGTTCTTCCATCGGAAATTCAATCTTCTGGAACACTGGCTTGCCATCTTTCAATAGTGGTTTTCCGTCCTTATCTTGCAAAGGCTTCTTTCCACCTTGAATGATATAGCCAGAGCCGTTAAGAAAACGGTTTGGCTCCCACCAAGTACAGGACTTTTCAAGAGCGATAGTTCCAATTACTCCTGCTACTCCGCAGCCGTTCATCCACGCCTTAGCGACGATTCCTTCTGCAGCGTCTCTTGGTGTTCTAAAGTACAAGTCATCGTGTCTGAAACAGATAATTTCGTCATCTGACTTCAAAGCGATGTTCTCGATAGCCCAGTTGTATTTCTTTGCGATTCCGTCAAGGCCCGGACGATCTTCAATGTAGAAGATCTTGTCAGTGTCATTCTGTCCAGGAGCTCTTTTCTGAATAGGTACAATTTCAATCATAAATCCTCAATGTCTCTGACTGTGAATGTTATTTCACGGTTTACAGCGGCATAGCCCATAACGATTCTCTGTTCAAAATCGTTCAATGTAGAAGGCTTGTCCTTCAATTTATACACAACCAAGCGGCATGTATGATACTGGCCTTCAAGAAGGCGTTCTCTTTCGCTGTCAGGCAGTCCTTCACCAACATGAGAAATGTCAATCGCAAATTCGTTTAAAGAAGCACCGTGAAGAACAAGCTCTTTTCGTTTGTCTTCGGGAATATCCTTGCTGAAAGCGTAAAGAGTAAGAAGACAACGATTTCGCTGCTTCTTAATGCGTTCTTCAATTTCTGCTTCTGACAATGGCTCTTTTGGAAATGTAGCCAAAAAGGGCAACAGAATCTCTGTCTGTTGCTTTTCAAACTCAATGCCAGTCCGAGCAAACTTAATCTGATTGTCTACATATCCAACAGTCTGTGGAAATACAGAACGACCAGTAAGTTTTTCAAGAATTGCTTGTTGCTTAACCATAGGGGTTTCCACAACAAACAAGAACGGACTGTCAATATAAGATATTTCTTGCTGATATCTTGCACATGCTTCGCAAGCATCTGAAACGAAAATGTAGACGCCGTGCTTATACCCGAGCAAGAATGTTTCAAATGCAAGCTGTGTAATCATTACTTCATGCACCCCGCAAGTTCAATAAGACAAGCAGCGATCTGCAATGATGGATCTGCTGAAATCATTGAACGGTATTCATAATCGGCAAGAAGAATTGTCGCCTGTGCTTTCTTGACGCACTTTTCATGCGGCACGAAATGCGTAAACAATGCATGGAATACTTCAGTCGCAGAAAGACCTTCATTTTCAATGAATGCTCTTGTTGCAGTCACATTTGGCTTTTCACCACCGATGAATGTCGTTACAAGGTCAATGTCAGTGTTCTTCGGTACTGCTTCTTCATCAATCTTGCCATGAATCTTCGCATACTGCTGGCAGAACGAAATTGCTTTACGAATAGACGGGAATGTCCTTTCTGCAATTCGCTGAACTGCATCGTGTTCAAACGGCACATCTTCATGTTTAAGAATGCCTTCAAGGCGTGCAGTAATCTTCGGAATAAGTTCATCTTTCTGTTTGCCCATGTCAAAGTCAAACACCATCGTACGGCCTTGCTTCAACGGATCAATGATCTTACCGATGTTATTGCAAGTCAAAATGAAACGGCATGAACTTGAAAATTCTTCAATAAATGCACGTAAGGCCTTCTGGAACTGAGGCGTCAAACCATCCGCTTCGTCCAAGATAACGATCTTACGACCGCCATTGAAGGACATTGTGGTGGCAAAGCCAGCAATTTGGCTACGCAAAACATCAATCGAGTTTTCAGAGGAAGCGTTGATGTACATCGCATCAGCGTTCAAGTCAGCTACGATTGCCTTAGCGATAGTAGTCTTACCAGTACCTGGAGTTGGCGAAGACAAAAGAATATTCGGAATGCCTACTTCATTGCCTTCCTTAATCAAGTCATTGAAAAATTTCTTAAAAGATTCTGGAAGAACGATGTCCTTCACATGCTTTGGACGATATTTCTCAACCCATACATTAGAAATGATCTTCGCCATTAGTCTCTATCCTCCTCAATAGCCATTTCACTGAAATCAACTTTGTTCTTTTCTTTATTCACTTCCTGCGGATGTTTGAGAATCCACTTCTGTTGAGCACGGCGTTCAGCACGGTTGTGCGGGCGAAGATAGTACGGAGATACTTCATTCGGATTGTGCTTGTCTTCAGAATGGAAGATACAACGACAGACAACCGGAAGACCAGTCTTCACATCAACCGCAGTCCATCCACGACCGTGACATCTTGGGCAGTTCTGTTTTGGATTTTTGAGAACGATGCCGCAAGCGTCAGCAGACGCTTTGATGATCTGCTTCAAACGAATCGGATTGTGAAGCCATGCTTCATCGTGAACTTCTGGCTCTTGCTTATTCCCAACCATCTTTTCAAGTGTTTTTGCTTGTAACATAAAAATTACTCCTATTTGGTAGTCAAAATATAACAAAAAAAGGCGCATTTTCATGCGCCTCAAAAATTTTCTCTAGGTTCTTTATCGTGAAACTCTTGCTCCGTTACGACGCAATGTGCGAAGAGCAGACTGAACTTCTTCAGGTTCATCTTCATCAGCAGGTGCTTCATAAACATGAACTCCGTTGTCGTAATACTCTCCGCCAGTTTCGCTTGCATAAGAAGGAGCTGGCTTGGCAGCGGTTCTAACCTGACGAACCTTTCCACCACCAAGATTTACTGGCTTTTCTTTTGGCGGAGCAACTTCTGCTTTCTGAAGCAAGTTCTGAATTTCAGAAATGTATGACTTAATCTGCAGCTTAGCACGATTAGTAGTCGCCTTGTCAATGAATGCCATGAACTTCAACTGAAATTCATTAAGCTTAGTCACATAGCGTGGGCTAGAAGGCTTTGCTCTGTGCTTAAAAACAGAAAGATATGCGCAGAGCTTATCAAATTCTTTCTGAGTTTCTGCGTCAAATCCGTCAATGCGAAGTGCTTCGTCTAATTTTTCCATCTTAAAACTCCTTTTTTGTTTATTTATCGCAGTCAGGATGGTTCTTAAGCCAATCCTCTCTAAATTTTGCTGCGTGGTTCTTGATAAAATCTTTTACTGCTTCAGAACCAAGATCATGACCTGCTTTTTCAGATTCAATCCACTTATGTATCTGAATTTCTTCTATCTGGTCTTCCATGAATTTCTTCATCTGTTCGTCAGTCATACTGCCTCCAAAATCTAAAAGTTCACGAAGAACTAAACAAAATATTTATAAAAGATTTTACATAAAGAAGTTAGAACTTAAAATTTGCTTTATACTATTCGTCAGGCACAATTACATAGTTTGGCGCTGGCTGCTTAAAGATGTGATTGTCTACGAAGCCGGCAAATGACTTTGCAGCAGAACCAACTGTGTCATCAACTTTTTCTGAGCCGAAATCATCAGGCATGTGTTCGGCAGCAGCCCAAAGAACTGCAAGAACTGGCTTTAAAACGACATTGTAAAGAACCATTCCAATCATGACAGCAGCGCTGTACATCATTATGAATGCCTTAAAACCAAGAATGTTTGCGTAAGTAAGAATCTTGTTCATTATCTCCCCCAGATTAACCATCCAACGAAAATTCCTAAAAGAAATTCCA